CCAGCTCACTTGAGCTGGGGGGCAAAAAATCCAATATGAGAATAAAACTGCAACAGTAATCTAAAACATTTTATACAGTAAACATTAACCAATTAAAATATAATGCCTGAATTAAGCAGCTTTTTCGTGTGCGCGATGCTGCACAGAGATAATATCCCCAGCGCTCAAAACAGTCTGATCGCCAGCGGCACTTCCGTTCACGATAAAGGCAACAGCATTGGGGTCAAAACCCATAGCAGCAGCAAACCCCTTATTTGACTTAATGCAGCTAAGTGTGCTCCCAGCGGGAAGTTCAGGGCTAATTTGATCGCCAGCGAATCGAATGGTAACTTTCATATAGTTATTTGTTATTTAGTGTTTACTTTCTCTTTTCGAAAGAGAATATCGAGGCTCTACTTTACCTTGGGGAGAGTCTTGATCCCAATTATTTTGTCCTGGGGAAATAGGAAAAATTGGCCACCGGCATTTCAGTGCCCAAACGCACATTGCAAGCCGGTGATTCGGTTAGTTCATAAACACCCATCAAAGTGTGCTTAGTATAAATTATACTAGAGGCATGACAGGTCTGCTTATATAATAGTAAGCAATTTAGATATCGTTGGTCAAACTTTCTTTTTCCAAAACATCTGAATGCTTATTCTAGGATGCTCTGCGGCAAATGTGCACATGGTTGTTGCATGCCATAGAGGTGGCTTAAACCAGCATAAAGTTCTATACTCTGGGAATATCCATTTTCCTGAATTTTGAGATCCTTCTTCTAGTTCAAGAAAAAGCCCACCCCAATTCAAATGCCAGTTTTTAGTCAAATATATTGTAGCAGTAAGCTCGCTCCAGCTTTTATCGTGAACGTCATCGTGCCAGTTTATTTGGCTCCCTGGTTGCCAAATATGTAAAAAGCAACTAATTATTTCGTGATCTATAAATTCTGGAATTCGCTGCGGGAGTACTTCGTTAAAGTATGGGATATACTTATCTAAACCATAAACCAAAACAGGCCCGATAGAACCTTTATCTAAATCAGTTCCCCAAAGCCCCTTGTTATTTATACCAAATACTTTTTTACCCTTATCTCTTTCGTATTCAGTTAATATCTGTTCAGCTAAAGGTTCGTCTAGAAAATTTTTTACTACGTTTACTTTACTCATTTTTATAAAATTTTATTTTTTGTTTGTATTTTTTAAAGAAGCGATTTTTAGTTATTATCTTGTCTTCTTCGTCTAAAGTTTTTTTGCTTGTTGGAGTTGTGTAGAAAAATTTTCTCTGTTTTGGCGGTATGGTTTTTAACAAAGCATTTACGGATGACTTCCCCTTTAATATTGATATAAGGTTATATTTATTTTTTTTTGCTAAATCTAACCTATATAATACATAGTGTTGTTCATCCATTTTGCTCTGCAATGCTCAAGTTAGTTGTCTTGATGATAAGCGCTGGTTCTTTTTTTGTTACTATTCTTTTAGGGAACCCATTTAAGTCGAATTTTGGTTTTAGTTTTTCAAAAACCGATACAAGTTTTTTGACCCTACTAGATTTTCTTTTCTTCTTTGAATTGAATTCTACAGCTTTTTGCATCATGTGCGGAACCAACCTCGAAAGTTTTTCTGGCTGATCTATATCTTCAAGGTCACATGTAACCATGTATGCATAAAGCTGACTTTCGTCAATTTTATCTAACTCTTCCTGCGCCCCAACTAAAATTGCGATATTTTGCGTGGGAGTTTTGGGGACAGGATCATTTTGTACTGTGGTTTCTGTAGTTATCTGCCTTATCTGTGTTATTACTGTTTGCACCACATTTGTATCTGGTACAAACTCCCTCATTACTCTCTCTACATCCTGTAGTGATACTTTATTGTTCATTTTTTATTATGTCTTCTTGTAGGATTTCTTTTATTTCTTTAAGTGCTTTTTCGGCAAGATATTTGCACCCTAATCTATCATAATTATAGCTTCCATCTGATCTGGCTCCATTTGAAATCAGAGTCAATGCGCTACTTGCAACATGTAAACATTGTCCTAATAAAAATTCTCTATCTTTATTTTTTGTATGCATCTTGATTTTTCTCAAATCACGTCTTCACTTTCGAATTCTTCTACGTAAGTTGATAGCTTTGAGTTTTCAAAAAACTCAGTGAACCTCCATAGACACCCCCTGTAGGATAGGGTCCATTTTTTGTCAAAGGCTCTTGGGCCAATAAAAGTTTTTATAAAATTTTCACCTAATTCAAAGTATTGATCTGAATTAGATTTGTAGACCTTTCTTTCTGAAAAAGCCAACTCATTTCTTCCAATCCATACTCTTGGTGAATTTTTTATTTTAGCTCTACCTAGCCTCAATAATCCAAGCCTTATGCATAGTTCTATGCCAACCTTTCTGCACGTGGATTCCCATTCATTTGACTTTATCTCAGATAAATCGTGTTTCGCAATTTCTGTAGAAAGATCTATTTTTTGAAGATCCGTTAAATTTTTAATGTACTGTATTGTTGAAGGATAATCTAACTGCAATAATTCGTTTACCTTGTCTTGCTCTATTAATGGACAAATCACTTTGTTCATCAACCAATATTTTAGTACATTCAATTCTATTAAATTCTCTTCTATAATAGAGTCAATATTGATATTGTCTAATGACCAATTACATATCTGGTCGAATATTTTTTTGCCATAAAAAACAATATCTCCGTCCATTAGTATGGGGGAATTAACTGATTGAATTGCGTCATTATCTGAATCGTCTATAGATTCAACATTTTTTGATTCCACTTCTTTTCCACAAGTTGAATCATATATATTACTTAATTCTAGAAAAATTAATTCTAGTTGTGTTGTGTTTTTAAATTTAATTTTCATTTAACATAAAAGGATTTAAAATCCTAACTTTACAACAAGTAAAGTTTTCATTTTTTTATTTATAACCAGTTTTATAAGCGAAACGGCTGTTACGCACTCAGCTTAACAGCACTTCGTGCTTTGGTCCGTTGATATCCGCTTCGCGGATCTAAACGAACCATAAGCTTAGAGCGCTATACGCCGTTTCGAAAGACTCGGCGCAGCCTCGTAATTTTAATCAAAATTTTGAACACCAGTCAATGCTTTTTTTATTTTTTTTTTAGGAGACCTAATAAAACTTTCAACAGCATACACCTATGGGCAAATATTTTGAAAAAGATTCTGTAATTTTATTACAGATAGTGGTCTGCTTTACGGCAGGGGTTGCTCCTATTGGAACAACCTTCTGACTGTATCTTATTGTTACTTCAGCGCCTCTATCAAATGGGTCAAATATTACAAAACTTATTTTCTCTCCCTTCATCAAATATATTGGAGGTATTTCGACAAATACGTTTTTAGATATTTCTGTACTCTCCAGGTAATTATTCAATAATTCCTGGAGACTTCTCATTGATTCTAATATTTTTTCATTTTCATTTTTTTCTTTTCTTTTTGTGTAAGCATCAATCCATTCATCAAATTCTTTTATTTGTTTAGATGCAGGTTTTTTGTTTATAAAAAGTTTTGCATCAAATTGATCTGCCGGTACTTTTGCGTTTACAATGGTAAACGTTTTTTTATTTTTTATGTTTTCATTTTTGGCTTTATCTTTTTTGCTGGGTTGCACTACATCGATACAATTATTTTTGGGGGGCCTGCCCCTCTTTCTCTTTACAGTTGGGGTAGTCTGAACTATTGCCTGTTTCCCCGCCACATCAATCTTTCTAGGCCTTCCCCTTTTTCTTTTTTGCTGGATTTCGGGTACCATATATATGTTAATTTTCTTTATCTTTTTTATAAAATTTATCTAGATGCCTATCTAGATGCCCATTTGAAACCATAAATAATTCAACCTGAGCTTTTAACAATTCTTTAGATTTATCAATGTAAATTTTATATCCTTCATTGTCTTTGTCCTGATTGAATGCATCATAAGCTGTATCATACACTAATGAAACTGTTTGTATGTCTGTATTTACTATTTGTGTATTTAAATCTATGTGAATTAAATCTTTTTTGTTTTTGCGTGTAATCAAATCATACTCTTTAATTAAGTCTGAGGCAACTTGCGGGACAAAGAAACAGCAAAAAACTATTCCAATATCGTCTTGAAGTATTTCGTCAATCTGTTTACACTCTTCTGGATATTTTTCCATTATGGCCTTAGACGACTCTTTTAATTTTTTGTCGGAAGTATTCCCAATACCAGTTTTTTTAATATTTTTTACAATCTGTCTTATTTGAGATAAAACATTCTCAACCGCAAATGGACGGTTAACATCTTTCTCAATTAATTCTTCAAAATTTTCAATAATTTGACACACCATATAGCTGTGCAATAGGTCATATTTATCTAATGACTTAAAGATAGTTTCTGATGTCTCAAAAGAGAATACTGCGCTAAAAAAACTGCTCTTGTAGTCAGTAGCTAAAATATAGTTTTTTTTCATGCCTTGATTTTGGTTTTCCTATTGCTTTTGTCAATTTTATATTTCACAAAAACAATAGGAGTTAATTTACACATTTTTTTTATTTTTAAATTTTTTTGTTTTTTTTAGGTTATACCTACCTAAGCCATAAAATAAATAGATTACTTTACTGCGATGCGAAACAAAACTTATTAGCCCCTGGGCATAACTCCTGCGGCTTGCGTCAATACCTCTCTCATCTGGTGATCAATCCAGTCACGGTATCGAACTAATAAAATGTTTGTATTTTTTTGCTGTATGTTTATTTTGCTAGGCAAAAAGCCCCTTATTCTTTTACCCCTTTATTTCGGGACCAACCTGCTTATCATTAATACGAGTTTTTCAGGGGTACAGGTTTTCACTGATTGTTACAGTGATTTTATCCCTCAGCAAGAATGTCTTCTTCAACTACTTCAGAACTGCTTTTTGTCTGGCAATTCTCAAATGGACTTGTAGTCCAATAATGAGGGAAAGTCGAAAAATTAATATTATCGACTTCGCTCACAGTAAGTGGAGTTCCACTAATCGCAATGAGCAACGGAACTATCCCCCGCTTCATTGTAGTCATCTTTAGCTCAACCCTATCTTCATCGCTTTTTCCACTCAAATTATATAAAAAGGAAACAAGCTTCAGCAGCTTGTCTTTTTGCCTTTGATACTGATTTGTCCGGATAAAGATTTTTTGCGATGCATCAGTTGTTTTATCTTTATTGCTGGAGTCAAGTGCTTCAACATGAGCAAGCACTCCGTCATGTAATTTAACCATAAATTCCTTGATTATCGCTGGCTCATTTATTGCGCCAACTGTATTCACGGCGCTAATAAATTGCTGTGCCAGGTCTGGAGCTGGTGCATTCAGGCCTGTCAAGAAACGAGTTATTAAAGCTCTTTTAATAACATATATTGGAAATTTGTGTGACGTCGTGTTTTCATGCTGAAGTTCAACCCAGTCAGAATCTAGTGCCGATATGGTGAATGGCACAGTTTCGTCCAATTTTTGAATGTGCTGTGAATTTGCTAGCACGTTCATCGACTCTAACGGATTCTTTGCTATGTGGAAAAAGTTATTGTTCTTTTTCTGTTTTGGTAGAAATCCACCAAAGGCATTTTGCTTAAGTGTACCATATGGACTATAGTATCCACCTGGCTTAAGAGATAGACCGCTAGTTGCCCAATTTATAGCAGCCTGCTCAAATGCAGCAGTTTTAATTGGTGGTGCCCCACGATAAATAGTTATAAGTTTCGCGAGGCCATTTTTTACCCGATATGCTGCACTTTGATAGTTATCTCCATCTTTTATCGAGTATCCGATAATTACATTTTCTTCTGGTACTAATGTAGAGCCCTTGATAAGGGATCCAATTTTATTATGCACTATTGAACGACTAATTTTCATTATTAATTAATGTTGTTGTTATATGTTGGTTTGTTTAATAAAAAAGGCCACTCAACATTTGTCGAGTGACCTTTAAGACTTATTAAAAAAATAAGCCATAAATAATAATAATTATTTACATTATATTATGGCATATGCATGTGTTTTTTTTAGTACCCTATTTGGCTAAATTAAAGCACTCCAGAAGGATTAAAAAACAGTCTTTTTGAGTTTGGAATATTTAATGAAATCAATAAGTTATTGATTTTCGCAAATGTATGTGGAGGAACATTTGCTAAATATTCAGCTTCCCATGAGTTTTGCTGCCTCGATTGTTTGACTAATCTACAAAAAGAATTTATATTTCCTTTTTGTTTGATCAAAATAACGGAATTATTTTTACTGATCTGCACAACGGTTGCATTAAATTCAGGGTCAGCCTCTGACACCTTATTGGACAGTATTTGCGCATTTGACTCAACGTCCTCAACTTGCAGCTCTGGAGTTGGCTCTGGAGTTGGCTCTGGAGTTGGCTCTGGAGTTGGCTCTGGAGTTGGCTCTGGAGTTGGCTCTGTGGTAAAAATTATTGCTGGGTCATTTGTCGGATCGTATTCAGAATCTGAAGTTACCGGAACATCAACATTATTTAAGTTTGATTCTGCTTCTGTATCTTGAAGTTCAGAATCTTGCGAAACATTTTTTTCGTCAAATTCTGTGTCTTGGTCAGTTTCCGATTTTTTTCTTTTTTTACTCATATTTTTAAATTTTATTACTATTCCTTGTTTTGTTCAATATAATAATCTATTGCGTCCTTTATAATTCGCTGTACAGATTTAAGTGATTTTTCTCTACCAATTGGTTTAACCCCTTTTTCAGTGAGTTTAAAAATCTCTATATCAAATGTAAAATTTTTTTCATTTTCTTCTGTTTCATTATCTAATAATGCTACTAGACCTTCTATATCTTCTTCGTCATCCTCATCATCTTCATCTTCTTCATCATCTTCACTATCTATGACCGCATTGACTTTAATAATACATGGGTATGAAGACAAGTTTAATATATATTCTATATCTTTATCGTCAACGCACAATAAAAACCTTGGAATGCTGTCAGATTCCGAGAAATTGTTTAGAAGGTCTATGCTTTTCATTAGAAATTTTTTCTTCTCATATATTCTGCCATCAATAAAGAATCGGCATCATTTTTAAATTTTTCGTATAAATATGGAAATAATCTTTGCCCAACAAGCAAAGATGCAGTTTTTGTGTCTGGACCCTTCACTCCATGCGGCAACATTTCTTTTTGCCACTCTTTCGAATCTATAAACCTATATGGTAAGTTAAGGTCTTCCATTAAGCATTCTTGAGCTTCTAGGATTCTTAATCCAGACGCAGTAGCTTTGAATCTTCCTGGGTTAACCATTGGCCTCTCTATGCAAATAACCGGTAAATATCCATTTATCCAGTTTTCTAAAATATCTTTAGTTTTTTGCCTATCTAACCTATTTATGTATGATATTGTTTTAGTATAATTTATACATTTTTTTACAGGAGTTATTTTATATTCGGCCTGTTTATTGAGCCAAACAGCACTAATATTCCCAATTCCATTATCCCAGCCAATCCAAACCTTTTTAATTTCATCCATATAATTTATTTTCTACAAAATATTTAATTGGTATTACTACAGACCCGTGACCAGTCATTGAGGGAATGCATATATATGGAACATATATTTGTTCGATAATTGAATCAGTTGCTGAAACATATATAGTGTCATTAGTTTGGTTAATATGAATTAACGCTACATTGTAGTCAAACTTTACATAGTTTTTATATTTTTGCAACATTTCATTAACTCTATTTGAGGTAATCTCTGAGAACGAAGGGTTATTTTCTCTGCTGATATATTTATTAAATACATCAGATAACTTACTTATTACAAAGACTCGTTCATCGGATGAATCAAAAACTACTTTACGTTTGCCATATAAATTTTCATATCTTTCTGAAATTGTTTCATTCTCAAAAATTAGTTTATTTAACTCTTGGAATGGATCATCTTGGTTATTAATAAACCTGTTCGGTATCCCCAGCTTCAGTTTTGACGACAGTATCTGGGCCGCTTTCAGTTTTGTTTTCTGTGTTTTCTTGTCCTGATATGCCTGGTCCGACTCGTGCAGGTATGTCGCTATCTGATCCAAATGACTCATTTTTTACTTTTCTTTCATAAGTTAATATAACATCTGTATTTATTATATCTAATTCTTGCTGAAATTTAGATATATTTTCTGGGGAGTGTGCAAATTGGTAAAACTCTTCAGCAGTGAGTGGACCAACATTCATTTCTTTGCTGTAAAATTTATTTCCTTTTTGCTCCTCAAAACCGCATATACTGGATAATGCCAGTAATTTTGTGGTTTGCTCAACAAAGTCAAATGAGTTTCCCCATTTTACGTTATAGGTAAATTCTCGCCATGGATGACGTAATTTATTTTTCTTCCAAACACCTTTTGACTTAAAGCCAGACTTTTCGCCATCATCTTTAGTTGCTGCATTCCTTTTTAATACAACCCAGTATGTAGCGGCAAATGGAATAGCTCTGCCACCAGATCCAATCACTTTTTCTATTTCTGGGATCATACCACCAAAGCTGGTATCTATTTTGTCCCTGCCCTGGTTTAATACCACCCAGAGTGTATTTGTTTCTTTTAGTTTTCCTTTGATTAAATTAGTTGCGTCTTTAATAACTTTCGCTGAACCACCAACCCTACCTTGAACAAAGTTTTCTTCATCTTTTTGTGCTCGCTGATCTGTGGCCCCAGCTATACTATCTAAAATTAATACTTTAGGAATCTTTCCCTCTGGGTCAATCTTTAGGAATAAGTTTAGCTGATCTATCGTGATAGACATTGCGTCTTCAATGCTATCTGGATGAAAAATTCTAAATTGTTTCCAGTTGTCATTAGTTAAATAGTTTTTCATATGAGCTGTGGACCCTGCTTGCTCTGTCTCTACCATAGCAGCAATCCCACCAGACTCCATGCAAAGATTAGCTAACCAAAGCGCAAGACTTGTCTTTCCTGCCCCCTCGAAACCCATTATCTGCATAATCCTGCCAAGGGCCAGGCCATGGCGACCAAGGCTCCACTGCATACCTAAATCTGGAACATATAAATATTTTAAGCTTTCGTCTTCCTCACATACAGAACTTACATAATCTTTGCCGTATTTGTCAGCAACAGATATAGCACTTTCGTGAAAGTACTGATCAATGGGATTAGTAAATGACTCACTCTCTTCGGTTTTTATTTTTTTGGGTCTAGGCATATAATATTATTTGTGTTACTTATTATCGCTGCCCCGTGTCGTGTTCAGGGCAGCGATATTTTTTATAAGTTTATGGATTAATTATATAAATTAGTCCATTAAATCTCTGATGCTTGCTTTCTTTGCATCAGAAGCTGTGCTTGCTTGCTTAGATATTTTTCTAGTGGGGACAGTTATAACTTTTTCCTCTGAAAAAATATCTTCATCTGCTTCGTCGTCTTCATCTGTTGACCCGCTTTTAGTTATTTTACTTGGTCGAGGAAGATCGTCTTCATCTGGAGCGAAGTCTCTTGCCTCCTCTTCAGACTCTTTTTTTACAGAATGAGCAGTGCTAGGTTTTGCGGAAAATCCTAGATCCAACTCTTCTTCTGTGTCTTCTTCTGTAATTGTAACTCTTGTAGCCGTAGCATTTGCTATCATTTTGTCGATATTCGGGACCCTTGAAGAATATGCCCTCTTCAAAAGTTTGGGTACGTCGGAAAAATAATAAATCATTCTATCTATCATCTCCCCCTCTGTAATTTCATAGAAAACTTCATCAAGGTTGTACCTACTTTCAAGAGCGGCTTTGCTTGTTTTTACTGGTTCTTCATCGTCCATTGGGAGCATATTGTAAATAGCTATGCCGCCAGCTGGATTAGGTGTAAGCCTTAAGCTACATGGAATTAATGCCCTTGGATCTGTAATGTCTCCCCAATAATAGCTATCTGCTCCCTTAGAGTCTGACTTTCTGTTTTTTCTATTGAGTTCAGATAACAAACCCCATTGCTGAGATTTATCTGATGAATTGTTGCCACCCTTCCTAAATGCCGTGTTTGGGATCTGGAGCAAAATAGCCCTGTCTGGATCTTGGTCGCGGTCATACAAAATTATAGAATTCACAACATATCCAGACCACTTGCTGGAAAGCCTGACATCTGGGTTTTTGTATGCATCTTGCCTTCTTTTGCCGTCTGGTCCATACCCAGCGAGCAAGCAATACTCTTCGTCCATTTTGACTACCTTAATAAAATCATCAATTGGATCATAAGCATTTGGGTCAAAAGTTGTTGGGCTAATTATATTTTGGTCTCTATTAACAAATGGATGAAATTTAAGACCAACAGCCCACTTTGTAAACATCTCTGGATTGTCTTCCTGTCTGTAGGGCAAATAACTTAACTTTTCTTGTGGATCTGCCAAGGCAGGCAAAATACAAGCTATTATATTTTTGTCCTTTTTTGTATACTGCACCCTTACATTTTCTCTGTAAACAAGGTGCTTAGACGTTTTTACTTCACTGTTTATTGTTTCGTTGATTCCTAGTGCCATATTATTTATTGTGTTATATCTGCTAGATCGTATATTTTTATATTATCTGCTAGAATGGATTTTCTTTGGTTATATATGTTTATTCTGCCAATTACTAAAGCAATTTTATCTGTCTCTAGTTTATCTTTTATATCTTGGTATTTCTTGGGGAAACATGTAATACTTATTTGATGTTCTTTGTTTCCTATGTCAATGAAGCACATATCTTCTTGGTTTTTTGTCTTTATCTTTTTTACCGCCAAGATTAGCCCAGCAGTTGTGACCGATTGACCTTCACCAAGCAGCATTATAGTTGGAATATCATCGCATGGGATCCTAACCGTACTATTAAAATAGTCAACAATATCTGGACTGCCAATACACAAACTTTTGCTCTGCATAAGTTCTATCTCGGCTAATGTATACTTCTTAATTTCTTTTTCTTTTCTTACTGTTAAATAAAAAGAGTTCAGCCTGTTTCGTTTATCAGCTTTTGTGCCGTCGCCAGCTTCAGGCATTTTATCTAGCGCACCAGAAAATATTAAAGCTGACACAACTCTTTTATTTATAATTTTTTTATCTATTCTTTCATAAAAATCTACAAAACTTTTGTAAGGAGATTTTTCAAATATTTCTTGCGATGCATTTTTTACCCCCTTAATCATTGTAAGTGGATAAACTATTTTTTGATCTTCATCATCAATTATATAAAAATCTACATGGCTAAGATTTACATCAGGAGATTTAATAACATCACAAAAATATTTAGCATTAGCCTCTAGGTCTTCATGCGTAGAGTTTTGCAATATAGACGTCCACCATTCAAGTGGGTAATGTGATTTTAACCACATACAAATATATGCTGTATATGAATATGCTACGCTATGACTTAGGTTAAATGCATAGTTACTACTAGATCTACATAAACTGACGAACGCCGAAATTTGCTCCTGCGTCCAACCCCTTTTTTCTAGCCTGTTCCTTATGTCTGGCAAAATCTCGTTCATTTTAGAAAGTTTTTTCTTTCCAATTATTTCACGAATTTCATCGGCTTGCTCCGGAGTATAATTACAAGATTTCTGAAACATAGCCGATATTTGCTCTTGAAACAAAACAATACCATGTGTCGTAGACAATATATCTTTCAGATCTTCGTGCAAATAAAACACTGGTTTACTCCCCTTACGTCTTTGAATCCAAAGGTCTATAAGAGTAGTGTCCATTTTTGTTTCAGGGTCTGCCATTAGGGCGTACATTGTCCCAGGCCTACATGCTGCAGTTATTGCAGCGAGATCTAATATAGTTTTGGGTTTTATTTGTTTGCATACTTTAGTTGGGATTGGTCCATTAAACTGGAATACAGTTTCTGTGTTTCCCTTTGCAAACTCCTTAAAAACGCTAATCTCTTCTGGAATATTGTATGTATCTATTTCTTTGTTGTGTCTTTCTTTTATTAATTTAACACAATTTCTAATATCTTTTAGCGTATTTAACCCAAGTAGGTCAAACTTCACTAATCCCATAGATTCTACAGCTTCCATTGTAAACTGTGTGCATTCTTCACCGCTGATTTCACATACTGGTACTATTTCATTTATGGGGGAGTCAGAAAGACAGTATGCACTTGCATGTCTGCCTAAAGATTTTGGAATCCCTATTACTTGCTCAACCAGAGATTGAACAGCTGGATTTTCGTCAAAAAATTTATCTAATGTAGAATTATTTTCAATTTCGCCTAAGTGATGACCCTCGTCATCATCCCAACCATAAAGCCATTTTAATAAATCACTAAAACCTTGTGGGACATTACTAATTGTTTTACAAACATTATCTACAAGAAGTTTATTTACTTCATTATTTTTAGTATCTAGCACAACTCTAGATACATCTCGTATAGCGCTTTTTACCTTGGTTGTACCAGTTGTGCATATTCTTACGAATCTGTCACCGTGCTTTGCTTTTAGAGCTTCTGCAACTTTTTCTGGCTCACTAAAGTCTATATCTATATCTGGAAGTTTGCCTCTATTAATCCTCCCAGTAGACAAAAATCTCTCAAAAGATAGATTATATTTTACTGGATCGATATGGGTAATTTTAAGTAGATACGCAAGTAAGCACCCCCCAGCACTACCCCTACCGGCTCCAATCTCAATATTTAAATGCCTAGCCATTTCACAAATTTCATACAACGCCAGAAAATATGGAAGTAAATTTATTTTTCCGTTATCGGCTATTGTATCTATCTCTTTGCTTAATCTATCCTGATACTCCTTGGTGTGGACCATCCTTTGATTTTTATCTATGAGTAGGTATATATATATCTTAAGTTTTTGTTCTTCAGAGTCCGCTAGTTCTATTACCTCTCTTGGTAAATTTACTCCAGGCAAATGATATTTTTTATTGAAAGAAATCTTTTCACACATTGAGGCAAGAACATGATTATTCTCTACCCCTTCCTGGAAGTGGCTCGAAAAATCTGTACCATGCAGGTCTACCCATTTTGTCCAGGCTACATTTGAGTTCATTTGATGATAGTTGGTACTGAACCTTAAGCCACTATCTTCATCTCTTCCATTTTGAAGCAGCAAATCTTGTACTATTTTCTGCTCTTTGCTTACAAAATGTGCATCTAAAGTCAACAAAAGAGGTATATTATACTTTCTAGCAATTTTCATTATCAGCTCATTGCCTGATTTTTGTAGATCGCCAATAGGAGCAGATGGAGTGCACTCTTTTCTAACAAAAACTGGAGAAGAAGTTTTCCTCCATGTTATATTTTTTAATCTCATTTTATGTAATTATAATTTTTCTTGTCGAAGTATTTTCAGGCTGATTATCTTCGTCACTGTCATCAATACTGTCAATCGACATTTTTATTATTCTATCAGAAATTGGGTGATCTTGCGGTCTTTTTGTTACAGAGCAATATATTTCTGAAACTTTTTTTTCAAAGGCCTCTTTTACTGTTATTTTTCCTATCTCTGTTTCAATAATATCGGTGCCCTTGAATGTATAAGTAAAACCACTTTCGCTATCTACCTGAAATACATCCTTAACCTCCCAGTCTCTGTCAACTTTGTGTGGCATCACTTCAGCGAACAGTTTGTCTTGGAAAATTTCCATTAGTCTATAGGCATTGTATGCAGCCATATCTTTTTCTTCTCTAAGATAAGACTTTACTATAGGGCCTTCTATACAGCCACTTCCACATATTATATCTTCTCTGTATTGTTCTAAATCTTCCCACCTTACTCTTGGCTTTGGCTGTCCAAACTTTCTAACCACTCTTCCTGGGCCCCAAGATGCATTTGATATAGAAATTAAATTATTATATCCATTTTCATTTTGTGCCCATAAAGTTAAATGAAAGTAGTCAAATTTTCTTAAGCTCGGATTAAATATATATTCTTCGTGTGGAGAAAGATATATTTCAATACCTGGTATTCCTTTTATATTTGACTCTGAAGATTTATTTATTAAATCATATAAACCAAGAACATATCCATGATCTGTGCAACTACACGCCTCAAGACCATTTTCTAGACAGTATTTAATGTATTGTTGTATATCAGATACGCCATCCATCAAACTATAAGTTGTATGAGTGTGTAATGGTAAAATATTTAAGTTTGTAGGATTTTTCATCTTTTGTGTTTTAAATTTCTGCGTAGCGAAGCGGTTCGTGGCCCACCAACTGCGGCACCGGATGTGCCGAAGGACTTGAGCGACTTGCGACTTGGATCACTGGGCTCCAGTGATGCCAAGTCTAGCAAGCAGCGAAAGTCCGGAGGATGATCTATAGTGTGCCGAATGGTGGGGCACTTCCGTTCTTGTTTTAATATATGTTTACGTTGCAGTTCCTGCAACAAAAGCCAGAAATTTATTTTTATTTTTTTAAAAGCTCTGCGAAATCGCTGAAGGCGATTGTTCCGGCCCCGCAGTGCAGATCCTGAAGACAGATGGGTCCAGGCCTGCTGCGGACAGCTCGTGAGCTGCACACGAGCTGTGCAGCAGGGCCTGGACCAGAGGTCTTCAGGATAAGCCCCGCAACTAGCCGGTTGCAGCTGCTGCAAGCAGTAGCAACCGGATAGTAAGGGGACGGGGCCAGGACTTGGACGTACCTGCGGAAGGGGGCCCGAGACATACTGAGGGTACGTCCCGTCGTCGAAAGCCTTCGACGACGGTACGTCCCGAGGTAAGTCGCGGGCCAACTGAAGCAGAGATACGCCAGTCATGGATACATGTACATTGTAAAACGATAAGGATCCCTTATCTTTAAGCCAGAGCTATTTTTTTATTTTCTCTTGCGATTACAACTGTAGAATACAGTTGTCTGTCTGCCGCCCACCGCTCACACGCGAGGATATTTTCCAGGTACCCTCTGGGGAACCAGGCTCGCTCGCGGGCCAGGTTCCTCCAGAGGGGGTACCTGGAGAATAACGCGAGCTGTGAGAGCCCCAGTGGGCGCTCCTGTACGACTTGATGTCTATGTATGACGAGATTCTCTCGTCTTTTAAGCCAAGAGATTTATTTGTTAAATATTATAGTACGGGTCAAATTTTACCCCCCTATAATAATTTTCGTCAATTTTTTCTGCCATTCCCTCATTACACATTCTTTGTACAAACATGTAAATTTTTTCAGGCTCTATTTTTATCTGTTTTTGCAGTATTACTTGACTTACATCTGATATACTAATTCCGTTTGGTGAATCTGATGCACTCAAAAGAATTTCGTATATAGTGTTTTCTATATCGTCTGGGAATTTTTCTGTTGTAACCATTTTAATTTTTATTTCTTATATTTTCTTTTATCTGTTTCCAGATTTCTTTTGTGGTAGCTTCACCTGGGTCATTATACCCAGATAACTTCATGTATCTAAAATACACTCCGTCAAATGATTTTTCAAGCTCATTAAACCAATTTTCTTGTGTATTTACCTCTGTATCAAGTAATAATATTATTTTTGACCAATTACTTTTTAGTATCCTTATTTGATCTTTTGTTATCTTTTTCCCAAAAGTTGCTACGCAGTTTTTTCCTACTTTAATGCAATCTATTGGGCCCTCTACAACAATAGTGTAGTCGGTATTAGAAACAGCCTGATCAAAATTAAATAATGCTCTAGATCTTTGCATTCCAGGGCATGTATAATATTTGGGCACTTCATAATCGGCATAAGTTTTTGTCCCATCAGATAAAATAATTTTATGGGGTTTCCACCATCCTATTTCTTCGCCCTTCCATACATATCTGTAAGATTTACTGTCTGTTTTATCTATTTGTCTAGCTTGCCACCCAACTAATTTACCAAAAACGTAAACCGGAAAAATTATTCTACCAGATGTTGTACCAAGTCTAGACGAGAAATTGTACAACCCATTTTGGCAGTATTTTACTTGAAAAAGGGATGCTAAATTTTTGTCCACACCCCTATCGGCTAGATATATTATAGCTGGATGATCATTATTTAGTCCACTTATGTCAATAAGTGTACCAGGCTTAGGTATTCCATCTATCCATTCCTCTGTATTAAAATTATGAAATGTATTATTAAATTTAAAATCATTCGTAGGCCTATATACTTGTAGACCAGCAAAAAACTGATTCCCTTCGTCAAAGAATTCATTAAATGCGTTGCCGCACCAACCACAATCATTGCACATAAATACACCCGTGTCGGCATTTATCGACAATTTGTACTTACCGCCCTTTTTGTGAAATTTACGACAGTGTACTACATACTCAATGTGTCCACTTGCATTGGAAATCTTTGCTTCAGGAAATATTTTTGATACCGTCTCTATATCTAAAGACATTATTCTTCCTGCCTTTCATTTATTGGAGTAAAGTTTGTGGGCTGAGGAACGGCAAATTCAAGATCTGGAGGTATATCTTCAAACGTTTGTGTATCAAGCCTAGCTTGTATTTCCGTTTCAAAAATTCTTCCATCTCGCATTTTCCCAGCCTTAACCGTTAGCCTCCCAGATTGTCTATCTTCATCTGTTGCCCCTATGCCAAGAAAAACCGAACACCTATGAGATTTACCAAAACCCTCTGATGCATTGGTCATTCTGATTTCTTTTTTTCCGTCTCCAGCTGCGTTTGATTGAGTTGTGGCCCAAAAAGCGACATTATATTTCTTTGCTAAATCCGAGCACTGCTTTGAGTATTCTCTAAGCTCGTGACGTAATTCTCTATTTACGTATCCACTCCTTCTATCGGTCGGATCAGTTTCAAGAGCATCTAGCCAGTCCAAGAAGACCATATCTGGAGGAAAGCCAGAGTTCTGAAGTTTAGTTAGTCTTCTGTCTATTTCCTTGATTGAACAAGATTGCTTCGAGAAATCTAATATTTTGAAGTTCTTTTGAGTTCTTTCTGGAATATTGCTTAATGCTCGAACTACCTCTTTATTTACTGTTTCCATACTTCCATTATCTCCAGACCTTATTCTTGAATAATCTATTTGAGTTATCCTAGAGTAAAGTCTTTGAGAAATCTTTGGAGATGGAATCTCCAAAGTAATTAACACTGCTCTGTGTGTAGCTGCAGCGCCCCAGCAAAAATTTATAGCTAAGGTCGTTTTTCCAAGGCCAGTCATTCCGCAAATAATTCCAAACTCCCCTTTTCCTAGCCCACCATTCATTCTACAGTCAATTGCATTTATTCCGCAAGGAACTGTTTGTATTGGTGCAGTAAGTAGCTGTGGGGTTACAAGAGGAGAAAATTCTACTTCATCTTCTTCATTGCTTATCCTTATTGAGTCATCTATTGCTGTCTCTACGTTTTTAGCAAAACTAGAAGACTCTCCAGGCTGATATGATTTTATTAATCTTTTTATCCTTATTTCGGATAAATAATTTGGAAGCAAAGACAAAAAATATTCTGGGTGTAAATCCATAGAGTACATTTTGTCGACTTCATTTATTAGGGCAGGCTTTTCTTCCTTGAGTACAATATTATTGTTAAGCATTGATTTAAGTATCAATGCAAGTAGCTCCATGGGGATACCGCCGTTAACTTCTTGATTGTAGTGTTTTAAGACCTCGGATGCTGCCTGGATAACGGCTCTATGTACCGGAAGGTCTACGTCTAACTGGGATATTTTCCCCGCCCTTAAATGACCTAGAAGGTTCGGGCAGCGTATCACATGAGCTACTATTGACCGCTGGAAATCTTTGTGGAAATAATCTGATATATCTTGATACATAATTGTCTTTTAAGTATTTATCTACTGATGGGTTTGACTTTATTTCTGCTACTGCAGTATTAAAGTATTTTGTTTTAAATTTTTCATACATACTATCGGAACACATTAAAAGCCTTGTATAAGACTTTATTGGTAGAAACTCCAAAGAAAGAACATAGTCTAATTTTTCCTCTTTTTCTTTGGCGTATAACTCTATTGAGTTGTTTATTGTTCTTATTTGGTTTTCAAACTCAAGCTGTCCTATTGTTATATTTTTATGTATATATTTATAACAAATTTGAAACGCCTTTTCACTGCAGAGTTGATTTGGGTATGGAATGCAACCCCAGTCTTCAAATAAACTTTCGATGAAAACAATATGACATATCTGTTTTTCGTTTAATATATTAGATAATTTTATCCAAATATCATCAAACTTTTTCCCACTTACATAAGTGGGGCAAGATCTTCTTCTAAAAATCTCGTATGTTTTTTTAACGCTCCATGGCGTCGATTTTATTAAATCTTTAGTCTGTAGCATAATCTTTTTCTACGAACTTTATTTTTTCTGGCAGGGAGTTTTCAAATATTTTATATCCTTTTGTTTTGTAATGTTTTAATCTATTGCTAGACTTCCTTACCATGCGGTCATCCCAGCAATCATTAAAGTCTATCACAATGCCAAAGTCTTTTCCATCAGTTAATCTTCTATTTCTGCCAGCTTTTTGAAGCACAGAAACATCTGATTGTAAACAATTTGCATTTATTATTACATACAAATTCTTAGGGTCAACACCTTCGGCTAAGCAATCAGTTGAAATGATTCTTTTGATCTCTCCGCTATTGAACCCTTCCATGATTCTTTTCTTTTCTTTATTGTTAATTTTACCATGAAAAATTTCAAAATCATCTGTCAGATAATTTTTTACAAGTTCTTCAAGATGAGTGTACGTTCTTACGTATATAACTAATTGTTGGCTTTTAGGACATAAATCAACACACTCTTTTATAAGCTTATTTCTTTTTCTGTTGAACCATACCCCGTTTTTTTCCATTGTCAAATTTTGTGTTGAATTAGAAAACATAGGGCCTGAGTCAACGTCCATTACATAAACATGAAGCGGTGTAGCTCTATTCATAGCCTCTAATTGTTGGTCGGTTAACCTAAAAACTATCGGCCCAAAAATAGATTCAAGGTATTTATCTATACCCCTAAATCCACCACTAAGCGTGGCAGAAAAACCATACTTTATTGATTTTTTGAATTTAAGTAAATTTTGAGACCTTGTTTCGCTTCCAGCTCCGTGCGCTTCATCGTATATAATGAAATCTACTTTATCTGGATTAAATTTATCTAATGAAGCTGATGTTACAACAATAGTTCTACCAGCGCATTTTTTACTTGTTACATAAATGCCTGGGTCACATTCTGGCGCTAAGCCCTTTAAGTCTTGGTATAATTTTAGGGCAACAGATTGCCTATTTGTTACAACAATCCCTCTGTAGTCTTTATAAGCCCTACAGAGGGATGCTATAATTCTTGTCTTTCCGGTGTTTGTAGCCGCTTCAACTAAACAACCACCATCGTGGTTTAGTACAATCTCTACGGCACATTTTTGGTCTGGGTACAAATCTTCATACACACGATCAGTTACGTCTGGCTGAACGTATAGCTCACCATTTGTTTCGATTGAGTATGTGTGCCCGTTCATGTCTAAGTAATTCTTAATCCTATGGAGAAGCCCATCATACGTTATGATTGATTTCTCATCTTTAGAAAAAGAATATAGTTTCTTCTTAATTATTTTTAGGGGGCCGTCTATCAATATTTCTCTAATTTTACCTACTCTTTTGTCGAAAAAAGTTTTCTTTATTTTGTCTTTGTATCTATAAAAAAAACAAATTTCCTCTAAGAGATCTGGATGAATGGGTTCAATCTTGATTAAGCCGCATGATCGTATTATGTTAAAATTCATATCAATTAATTTGTTTTATTATTTTTATCCAATCGGATATATACCAAATTCCACCCTGGCTTTTTGGTCTTTCAATTTTTTTGTAGTTTGATATTTGAACATAAAACCATTTTCTTTGGTCTATGTCTTTCTTAAGGTGGGGGGCAACCGGTTTAGACAGGGTGTGCCAACCAGCTCTAACCTTAAATTTTTTTGTTGGAATACACTCTGATTTTATCCATTCATTAATGGGCAATTTTTTTGCCCTACCTATATACAGTGAGCCGATAGATCCATCAACTCTTTTTCTCATTAATTTATATGCATAGATCGGATCACTCTTTTTTTGCTTTGATGTTTTTTTGTTTTCGAGTGACATATTTTTAAAACTCTATTGTTTGCCTGAAATATGGGATCAAAGATCTTTCATGTGTAACCATCAATACTTGAAGGTTGTTTGCCTCAGATAATTCCGTTATATTTTCAATTATTGTCTTAAAGTTTGCTATGGTTTCCCTGTCTAGCCATGTTGTAGGCTCATCTAGTACGATCATATTTACTCCCGTAGAGAACGTCTCACAGGAGGCAAACCTGAATGCAAGAGATAAAACAACTTTCTGCCCACAAGATAAATCAGCAGCTGGTCGATGCTTGTCTTTGAAAATACAAATAAATTCATTATCTTCAGCAACTTTTACTTTGTATTCTGCGCCAAAACTAATCAAATAATCATTTATTGCGCAACACATTTTTTGCATCTGTGCATTTACATATTTTCCACTGATATTATCATGTCTAAATATATCTCTTATTCTGGATATTCGAGACTCATGAATCTTCGTGCCAGTAAAAATGCTTTTTATTTTTTTTGCTTCAATTGAATTATCTAGAAGCGTGTTAATTTGGTCTTTTAGTTTTTCGTTAGTTGAATCAAGTATTTTAATTTCTGAATTGAGTTTATTTATGTCTGAATCTTTTTGCCTGTAATAATTTATGCCATCAAGATATTTTTCTTTTGAGTATTTTGGAAACTTTCTTTCATCAAAATTTTTTTGAATTTTTTCTAGTTTATCTTTGTTGTATTTTATTGAGGATTTTAAATTATATTTATTAGACTCATAAGATGTTATGTTCGATTCTTTTTTTCTTATACTTAATTTTACTTCTTGTGATTCTAAAATTAAATTTGATAGATCTTCATTTACTTTACTTAATCTAAGGGAGAATTCTTCAACTTTTAATGAGTCTAGTTCAGAATTACACAATGGACAACATTCTGACTTAGCGGTATTGGTATGCTTACATACAACACTCAACAAATCTGATTCAGTTTTCTTTGATCCAATAAGTACATCAATTTTTGCTAGCCTATCCTTTAGGGAATCTATTTCATCTCTTTTTTCTGCTGGTGGCTTTAACTCTTGAAGCAAAATTTCATCTTCTTCGATTTTCTTTGTTATTAGTGATATCTCTGATGTTATTTTTTCTTTTTCACTAGATTCTTTATAATTTTTTATTATTAACTCTATATCTATTCCACTTAACTCCTGTGTGATAGAATCTATTTCTGATTTCTTTATTTCTATTTCTTTATCGTTTTCTGATACTATTGCCTCTAGTTCTTTTATTGAGTTTCTTGTTTGATTTTCATCAATCAAGGCAGGATAACTGATGTTGGATTTCCATTGTCCAAGCAACAACTCAAGCTTTGCAGCCTTTTCAAGTCCAAAATACTTTTGCAGCATTTTGTTCCTTTCAGTTGGCCTTCCAAATAATATACCTAGTATATCTGTTTGGCTCACGAATACCATATTGGGTAAAAAAGATTTATCGCAGCCAAGTATTTCAAGTAATCTTGAGTTTACATCGTCTGCTCCCTCAATAAATTCATCCTTGTATTTCAAGGTGCATTTATTTGAATCTAGCGATCTATCTACTATAAATTCAGATCCACGAATGTCACCCTCCAGGTAAATATTGCCTGTAGTTTGTCCAAAGGTTATTATATCTTTTTTCTTCTTTTTTCCGAATTCGCCTGTTATACCAACAGATATTGCATTCGCAAAATTACTTTTGCCTGACCCATTTCTACCTATTATTCCAATTATCTTTTCGTCAAAAGAAACGTCTACATTTTTATGTTGAGCGAAGTTATTTAGTTTAACCCTCTTTATTTTCATTTATTTGATTTTGTAAATCCTGTTTTAATACATCGTTTACAAACTCCGGTTTGTAGTTTTTCCAGATATCTTCAATTATTTTAACATCTCTTTTTTCTAGTGTTTTATCCTTTTCAACCATTTCTATAAAATCCATTTCATCATCAATTACTGGACTATCTTCTGTTGTTACGTTAACTTTCTTTTTTGTATTCTTGTGAAAATAAAAACATCTAGAGCTACAATCTGATATTATTTTTTTGTTTATTTCCTCTATATTAGATGAATTTACAGAATCATACCTAAATATGTTAAAGTCTTCGTTTTTTATTAAATCAAGGGTTTTATCAATAGACTCAAAGTCGTGAACTACTGTTTTTTGAATTGGAGTAAAATTAATAGATTCAATTGATTCTATTGTGTTAGATCTTATATCAAAAGACATTGATATATATTTAAAGTCATTTATTGGATCACATAACCTTAAGAAATCTATATTTCCTGGATAAGCTATTACACATGAATTTACTTTCATTTTTTTATGAACATGTAAATCACCAAGAGCTAAATATTTACATTTATGAGACAATATATTTATGTCATCTACATCTAATTCTGGCTTCATAATGGATGCCAAAAACCCGATAGTAGATTGATGCATAACAACAACATCTAAGTTGTCGGGAATTTTTTGTATTACATCTTTTAAGGAACTTTTTCTGTGATGATTCAATGAAACAATCTTAAGCGGGAGCACGTCTTCACTAATCAAAAACGCCGACCCATCTTCGGATAAAGCTGATTCTGATAAATTTATTGCACCCAGCTCAATCCATTGAGTTTGTTTCCTTACTTTATCATGATTACCAGTACACGCCACAACTTTACACCCAGAATCATTCCATATATTACACATGGTAATCCAAGTTTTTACGTCATCTGGAGATGGAATATTAGAATCAAAGACGTCTCCAGCCACAATAATTAAATCATGGTCTATAGATGTTTCTTTAGCTAATTTTATATTTGTTTCTCTAGCATACTGTTGTCTTTCTGATATCCCGTATTGAGAACTGCCAATATGTAAGTCCGCTAAGTGAGCTATTTTCATTTATTAATATTCATCTATTAAAAATAGTTCTCCAGTCTCGGCTTCAATCTCTGAGTCTAGTTTCGCTAATAGCGGAGCTGATACGGCACTAACCTCAAATATTCTATCTGAGCCACAATCTTTGTCTATAACCCTAATATTTACTGGAGATGTTTTACCGTCAGTTCTCCATATCGCAGATATTACTCCGTCACATACTTCTATAGTTACAATTGATTCAATATTATTAAGTCTAGACAAAGTAACCGAACTAATCTTATCTTTCGGGAACTCCATTATTTTTCCAGGCAAATAGTCAGAAGTTTGATGGTCTATTGAAATCATTTCAATAATTTGACCCACAAAATTCTTTTCATTTGATGGCTTTTTATTTAAAACCCTTACAGAGCAACATAAATTTTTTCCTGGCTGACTTTTTGGAGTATTAACTATTACTGAGTCACCTGGATTGATTTGTATTTCTTCATTTTTGTTTTGCATTTTTTAATTAGTGTCGTCGTTGTTGTTTTCTATTAGCTCTATCCTCCTAATTGATGAGGTAATTGGTGGATGTATGCTAGATAGTGTATTGGATAATTTATCCGCTTTTTTTGGGCTTGCTGTAGCAATAAAATTTATTTTTCCATTAATTTTTGATATTATACTATTAAAATGTGCATGATTTTTAACCTTATTTAATTTTACTTTTTCCTTTAGAGCAAATATCTCTGATCTTACATTTTCAAAGTATGCAGGAGGTATAGTTGGCTTTCCTGAGTTTATTATGTAACCAAGGATTTCCATCCGCCCGCCAGTACCAATTACTTTGCTTTTATTTTTATTTATTTCAAACCCGTTATTTTTTAGCAAACTAGATACCCTATATATGAATATATTTATAAATTTTTTGCCAAACCTTTTTGGCCAAGTAAAAGATAAATCATCTGCATATCTTGTATAAACTGCCCCATTTTCTTTAGCTAAACTGTCTAGCTTGTAGTCCAGTAGTTTAAAACAAATATTTGTAATCGCTGGACTTGCTGGAGACCCCTGCGGGAGAAATATGTCTCCTGCATTGATCATCTCACCTATATTAAACAATTGTTTCAGTATTTCAGATAAATATTTTTTATCTACAATTTTTAACTTAAGCGCATCAGTCATTATTACCTCGATTAAAATAGACACAACATGTTTTAGGATTTTTATTTCCTCAGATATTTTATTTAACTCTCTGTTTTCTCGACTAGCTGGGCTAAATCCATAAAAAACGGAGGGAGAAAAAAATAATCTGTTATTTGCTCTAATTTGTTGACGTATATCTCTTGAATACCAACTATCGACATAAGAATTATGAGCATGAGCCGGTGAATCTTCTCTTAGTCTCTGAAGAATGGTTTGATAAAGTTTCTTAAAATCAATAAATGAGCAGACCACCATTGATACTAGCTGACATATATTGCAATTATTTAATTTTACTGTACATAACTCCAGTATTCTTTCAATGTCTTCGTCTATGATGCCATGTGCCATCAAGCTTTTTTGCATATCTTTTTTGTTAAAACTTCCAAAAAAGTTTTTAATATCAAGATTTACAAGAAGCTCTGGTTTTTTGTTATAAAACAAGTGATAATTTGCACAATCAATAGCTGATCTATTTTTTGCAAAACCAAAACATTGAGTATGTGGCCTAAAGTTATTTAATTGATCAGATATATTAGATTGCACAGCTTTTAGCTCATTGTCTGGAGCCAATATTATCCTGTGGTTTTCTTTTGCTTTTATTATTTCGTCTCCAATAAATGAAATTAATCTATGGTAATAACTTGGAAGTAAACTTTGTCTATTCCTTCTAGTATCTCTTCCGTAAAAAATAGAGTCTCTTATGAAAGATCTTGTTTTTTTGGGTAAATCATTTTTATTATCTATGTCTTTTATAATTAAATTGTAGTCATGCACAATTAAATTACATAAACTGCCAAAGCGTGAAAAAGATGAGTTATCGTGACAAATAACCTTATCAAAAAATAAGTTTTCTATAGACTTGGAATTATTGTTGTCAATCCTTCTATTAGTTTTTTTAATGCAAAAAACTCTATAAGGCAACTTTATTTCATTCTTCATTTTCTATTTCAATTGATCTTGATAGTGTTCTTACTATTTCTACGTTATTTGAGTCGTCTATTGTATCCTCTGAGCCAGAAAGCTCTATAGCTCTTTTTATTACCAGCATTTTTTCTGGATTTTTCTCTATTTCAGCAACGTCATTTTTTACGTCCTTAACTATCCTAGATAATACAGCTTCTAGGTTACATGAATCCACTTCATCCTTTTTCCAGCTTGATACAGAAGTAATCGAATTACATGCACCGTTCAGTATTTTTTCTACTTCTGGATCATTAAAAAGATTTATTTGCTTTAATTCATTTAATCTTTCAACAAATGATTTAACGGTTCTAATATTTACGCAATGCTTGCCATTTCTAATAGCATTTACTACAGATTCTGTTGCTTCAATAATATGATTTCTTATTTGAAGACCAGCTTGAAACACTAATTGAGCAGCCTTTTCAGAAAGATGATTTTTAGCATCAACAGCTATTTCAGCTATTTCTGTCTGTGCCCAAGAATACAATGTCCATGAGTAATTAAACTTATGTATAAGATTATCTGCGGGTGGATAAAATGCATCTAAATATCCAATGTGTTCTGGATATTTTTCGTTGAATTTAGATATTTGTTCTGAAACAATTTCTGGGTATTTTTCAAGAAAATCGTCTCGCATCTTAAACATACACTCTTTTTGATTGTTTAAGAAATTCTTTAACTGAGGGTAAGCGTTTTTAGGTACAAACCTAGCTCCCCTCATTCCTGGAACCCTGTAAGAAATTCTTTCCATGAAATTACCGAGCCTAACTCTAAACGAAGAAAATTGTGTTGTGTATTTTCTTGGAATGAGCCATTTATATCCAGGTTGATAAAATTCACTTTCTTCCTTTACTCCAAGCACCTTTTGATCTTCTGGGGTTTGCCTGACCTGGCCGCTCCAAAATCCAATACTAACATTTATAAGGGCCCCATGCTTAAATATATCGGAGGACAGTTTTGAAGCCCATGCTATATCTTTGTCTATATTATTTTGTTGTGTCTGTTCCATTTTATTTTTTTAAGGGATAAAAATAAAGGGGCGCTCAAATACTTCTTTGAGCGCCCCAATATTTGTTTATTTTTTATTTAGCGAAATTTTTGTAAGTAAATAATTTCATGTAATCACTCGAAAAAAAATCATTAATTAAGTCGCTTTGTTGCGCTTTCTTTGCTTTCAACAGTTTATTATTAAAACATGTATTACTTCTTTTAATTCCTCTTAGCTTGTCATGGTTAGTTAATGCATGACCTATTTCAGCTATTTCTGAATTATCTACAATACCGTTTTGTGCCAAAAAATGAACTATATCACATAGTATAAATTTATTTTTGTCTTGCACCAATTTATTTACTTTTGTTTTTTTTATTTTCATTTATTTTTATTTTGCTTGGTTGTATTTCACAACCATCATATATCATTTTACTAGCTATTCTGACTTCTTCGTCTAAAACTTTTGACCTTAATTTGTCTCTAGCTATAATTTTTTTAGTGGAAATTAATCTAGCTATCCACTCTTGAGATGAGTTGTCAAACTCTACATCTGTTATTCTTTCTACGATTAAATTTTTATTTTTACCAAAAAATTCGTCGTAATATATACTTTTGACTGTGCCATCAGGCAAAAAATTGAGAGAAAAAATTTTGCGCTTTTTAGCTCTATTTACTTTAGGCTCTAATTGATTGAGCGGAGCAAGAGGCTCCTTCAAACATTTCAGGTTTTTCTGAGTAGCTGACTTCTTTCGAGTACAGCTTTTCAAATATTTTTGTTGCGTCTTTGCAGCCACTACCTTTGAACCCTTCTGCTTCGATTGATGCTTGGCCATCTTTAGTTATAGTAATTTTTACTAATTTTTCGCTCATTGCATTTTTATTTTTAGTTCAATATTTCCATTTGAAGAATTTACTTTTTCTCCAATTATTTCATACCCCATTTTTCTGGCAGTTTTTCTGTGTTGCTCAATTTGATAGGCTTGACTCAGTTTACCGGCATTGTTGCCAACAATTTCCCTGAGTCTTGCGTCAAATAAATCAGCCTGTATTTCGTAATTTTTGCCCTTTTTAATTACAGCAATTTCATACGTAGATTGATCACTAGATATTACTGCATCGCACTTCATTTTTTGACCAGCGTAATATTTAGCCTGTTTTTTGTTCACATCTAGTTTAAGACCTAGCCTAGAACACGCTCTCTTTAAAACGTCTATGTCAGATATCTCTGGCATAGACATGACTACCATGTGTGACATATTTTATTTTTAGTTGATTGATTCTATTTCTTGTTTGACTTCTTTTTTTGTCTTGATTCTGTATCTATCTCCGACTTTTGTGACAAATCCTTCCATTTCTAGGTATTTTAGGTGATTAGCTATGTATTCCTCTAGCTCATCAAATGATTTTATTCCTAGTTTATTCAGTTCTTTTTTTAGTTTTGTTGCATTCATGGCAATAACTTGTTTTTATAGATCATCTTCATTTAGTTCTATTCTTCTGTGTTCTTGAGTATTTTTGTTTACTCCACCAAGTACGCCAATCTTGAGAGAAGACTTACTTGTTGGCAAAAGATCTTCATCATCTTTATTGGCCATCATAACTTTGTGTGACCTAGCCCATTCAAGTAAAGATCTTGATTCGTCTGGGTTAAGTTCTGCCATTATTTTTACATCATTAACTGCATCCACTAAATGCTTGGTCTCTATTGGAAATGACTTTCCAAAGCCCACATCCTTGCCTTTTCTTATCAACCCCTCTATCACTATTTGCTCTATTTCAGAGCCAGTTCTATTCGGAGTTATTTCTGCAAGTTTTTTGAGGTCAATTTTATATTCATCTGGATCCCAACCTCTTTTCTTTAGGTGGATTGAAAATATTTCTTTTCTCTGACTCAATCCTGGTAATCCAACGTATATGACCTCATCAAACCTACCCTTTCTGAGCGCTGGCGCTGGTATATTGGTGATACTGTTTGTTGTCGCTACAACAAACACATCAGCTTTCTTTGACTGAGACCATGTTAACCAGGTACCATACATACGCTGAAATGTTCCACCGTCTGTTACGTTACCTCCAGCTCCTGCAAATAATTTTTCAAACTCATCAACAAACAATATGCACGGAGATTGAGCTTCTGCATCTGCCAGCGCTTTTATGAGCTTACTCTCTGATTCACCAAGAAGACTGCCCATACATGCTCCTATATCAAGCCTTAATACTGTTCTGTCCCATTCTTTTCCTAGTGCTTGTGCAACCCAACTTTTTCCTGTACCGCCTGGGCCAACGACACATAGTCCCTTTGGCAAATCAATGCCATCCTCTCTAGCCTCGTGACTAAATATAAGGGTGCGGTCTTTTGCCCAGGCTTTTAGGTTTTCCATGCCACCAACCTCTTCCATGCCCCAATTAGTTTCAACTATTTTTAGGACACCAGACTTAGAGAATAATCTAGACTTTTCTTTTCTTATCACCTCACTCTTGAACGTTCTCCTGTCTGTCTTGTTTGATATGTATTCAAGCGCATTCTCTCGATTAGATAATGCCAATACATTTTCGGCTTGCCATTGAGTTAATCCAGTCAAAGATTGAGCGGTTTTTATTAGCTCGTCTTCACTTAAAATAATATCAGGGACACCATTAATGCTAACGGAAACCTGATTACTCCTAACTATTGATTTCATTTTAGATACATTTGGTAACCTATGTTCTGCGTATGTTACATAATGATCTAATTCAATTGGCACCTCTGTGTGATGATTTACAAAAACTAAGTGCTTTTGCTGAGCATTAAGTTGTTTTACGCTGTCCTTTATGCATCTAGTAAGCCTAGCATTTGTGTGTTTGACCTTGTTTGGGTCAGTCATATAAAACGGAGCATCAAGAAGTATAAGAGTTGATCTATTTGGAAACCCATGCTCTAAAATATTCCATGCAGATGTACCATCAACAATAGTGTCTTCGTATGTTAATGATGTTATGTTTGACGCACAAAACCTTTGTATTGCATCAACTGGGCCGTCAAGCTCATCCATTATTTGTAATGGCTCAACGCCAGTATCCCTTTCATAATCATATATTATATTATTAGCATCATATACATAAATTCTATTAGATAACCTTTTGTGCAACAAAAATGTTGCCTCTTCTCTGATAAATCTATCCTCTTCTATACTGTATACCCAAATTATGGGTATTCCAGCAGAAACAAACTCTTTAAGTATTGAACTCATTTTTTTTATGTTGTTGTATCGAAGAAACCTTCTTCAAATATTTTTAGTGATTTATTTTTAAATACTCCAGCTGTCCTTGCAAATTCAATAGCGGCTAGCATATTTGTTTTTGCATTATTTATCTTTATTTCATATTTCTGTTCATCGGATGCCTCTTCAGAAGCAAATTGCTGAAACGGAAAGGTGCCGCTGTATTTATTGTCGACAATTACAGTCAGTGCAGCGAAAGAAATCCTGCCGCTTATAATTTCTTTTGCAATAACTGGTGATATTGCAGCCGCAAGCCTTGCGGCTACCTTTGACTGTGCATTTCCAGGTGGATCTATTTCCTGCCTGTTAAAATCTGTATTACTTGTCGATTCTGTGTTGTTTTGTTCGTTTTCTTTATTGTTGTCTTTTTGTGTGTTGTTGCTCATATACTTTTATAAAATTTTTAGAACAAGTTGCTAAAAATTTAAATTTTATGTCTTCTGCGTCAATTTCATTAATTTTATTTTCACTAAGGAAAATACTGGAAGCTTCTCGAAGTTTTAATTCCAACGGAGTATACGCGATTTCATTACTATCAATCTTTTCCTCTATGCTAGAGGCTTCTTGCATAGTTATAAAAAGCTGCCCAAGAATATCTGAGTTGTCTTCGTCTTCGTTTCCAACAATTTTTGCGCACTCAGTAAGAATGAAGTCTCCAGATACTGGACACCTTATTAAAACTTCGTCCATAGACATTTTCTCAAAAGAGTATAGGAAAGTTTTAAATTCAATGCTGGAACCTAATTCTACAACATCTTTAACATATCTACACTCAATTAGAGATTTTATATCCATTTATTTATCTTTTAAGTCCCTTACAACAACTCCAGTACATGTAACCCAGAGCAAAATTGATAGGACTATTGCCACTTGTATACCTATGCCTATCATTAGGCTTAGCAATAAAAACATTATGGACATTAATAAGCAAATCCAATAAGACATGCAAAAAGGACAATTAATTAAATACTCTATTTTTGTCTTACTGTACTTTATTTCTATATATGCTCTGAACATTTCAAATAATTTCGATTCTTGCACTAAATATATAATCGAATAGCAAAATGGTTTAGAACAATAAACAAAAATAAAAAATACTATCACCAGTTCAATTAGTTTTGTGCTCATTTTTTTATTATAATAAAGTTATGGTGCCTGCAACTCCGAAATACAAAAACAAAGTAAATGAAGTTTTTACTGTTTCAGAGCCTAATATAAAAAAGTCTGATATATATCTACTGGGTACCCACCCAATAAATAACCATAATATAAATAAAATTGGGGTCAAGACTTGCCCCAAAATCATAGAACAAATAATCACATAAGAACAAAAAAGTGTTCCTAAAAAACCTGAATTGCTCATAAGCATGTGTTTTTTTTAATTTTATTTTCAGTCAAATATAGTTTCTGTATTTGACTTGTTGTAGAACCGCATGATTGATTGTGTTGTTTCTCTGCGGTGCTTTTTTCGTGATTTCGTTTAATTATAAAAAATACAAAAAAAATAATTGAAATAGAGATTAATACAACTGTTTCATTCATTTGATTTTGTTGTTTTTGTTGCCGCTGGACTATAACTAATATTCAGATAAATAATCTATAACATCTAGTTTTTCATCGTCGGAACCAGTTTTTTCTGTCTTTTCTTTTTCTACTTTATCTTGTACTGCATGTAGTTTTGAAAAAATTAAAGACCTAGATGGCTGAAACTTCGATAAAGATGTTTCAGCCATCTTGTTACTTTTTAAAAATTTTTGTGGATTTTTAGATAGCATTTATTCTTCTTCGTCTTCGTCTTCTTTAGATGATGCATTATTTTTAATTAAAATATCTACACTATCAATGGTTTGACTTTCTTCATTTTTTTGTGATTTTTTTTCTTCTATATCATCTAAATAATTTGTATCTTCTGGCGAACCGTCTCCAAATCTTTCCTGGGCCCACGCCCTGGTATTATCGATTCTGTCGCAGAAAAAATGCGTACCTTCATCATCAACAACAATTATTTTTCTCGGCCTGTGGGTTATTTCAGCACCCTTTAGGCTGGTTAATCTATTTTCTGGGACTCCCTCAGAAAGTAAATACTCGACTCTTTCTGGATTGATTTCTTCGTCGGTTACACAACAAAAAAATTTTTTGCTTTTACTATATTTTTTAATATTTGTATTTTTCATTATTTTTTTTGCCGTGACCGGAATACAGAAATCTCAGAAGAAAATTCGTCCTACATATTTACTTGGATTATTAATATATTCATGATAGCTTGGCGCTCGAAACTCTTTTTTAATCCTTTTTTTGGATCTTGCAAGAATTATTTTTTCACCTATTATCTCTAAGCTTCCAATAAATATTTTAATTGCTCGATTATACATATACATTAATATTAAATCAATAAATAAATGGGACCAAACGATATACCAGTTTCAAAAGAGGAGCTTCAATCCATCTACAGGAAATTAGCTCCTAAACTAGATCTAGTAAACCTAGTCCCATCATCAATAAGTTTTCAGGGCAAACCTTTAGATATTCTACATAGAAGACCAATGTTCTCACCAATGTTTAGAAAGGAGAGAACGGCGTTAAAAGACGTTTATATGTGCGGAAGGCAGATTGGAAAAACTGTCTCAATTAGCAGCTCAATTTTAATGAATTGTTGGTGGAGAGAGTTTTTTAGACTGCTTTATGTTGCTCCAATGTCTATCTATACTCAGAGGTTGCATAGTATGTTTATGCAACCGATGATTCACGGAAAGTTATTGCCGTGGTCTGTGTCAGATAGTTCATGTATGTGCAACGTACACGAAAAAAGTTTTTTAACCGGTAGCCGATATGTAGGTATATCATGTTTTAACAACGCTCAAAATGCCCTTGGTTTGAGCGTTGATTGGGTTATGTTCGACGAAACTCAGGACTTGAATTCCGATTTTATTCCTCAAATACGAGAAGTTATCGGAACCTCTGAATATCGATACGAAAGTTATTTTGGTACTGCTAGGGGTGTAGATAATACCCTAACCACACTTTTTGAGTCATCAACTCAAAATATTTGGACAATGAAGTGTGCACATTGCGGACACGAAAATACTCCAACTATATCTGGGAATGTTTTAGACATGATACAGATACAAGGAATAAGTTGTGTAAAATGTAAAAAATTATTAGACGTTGAGAGAGGAACATGGAGGCCACTGTTTAAGTATGATCCAATCAAAAGAGACAAGGATGGATATCATATCCCACAAATAATAATAAAAGATCGTATCACTCCACATTCAAGATACATTGATACTATTTATAATAAACTGCATGGTTCTTCAGCGTATTCAGAGTCAAGATTTTTGCAAGAAATACTTGGAATTCCAACCTCACAAGGAGGTGTACCAATAACTCAACAAGATATCATAGATGCAAGCGTTTTACCTATAGAAAAAGATACGGAGTGGAATGCCCAACAATATCAAAGAGTCTCTGGTGGAGTTGATTGGGGTGGTGCAGAAATAGTTAGCTTTACTGTAGGCACTGTAGTTGGGTATAGAAACGGCTATTTTGATTGCTTTGGGGCGATAAGACCAACTGGTATCCCAGACGAACAGAGACACTATATAATCGGAGACTATTTAACTAAGTCTACTGGAAGTAGAGTAGAGGTAATTGGAGCTGACGCTGGATTTGTTGGCAGTGTTCAGAACCCAAACCTTGCACAGTACACCGGCGTACCGGTTGCCTCAATTGCTTACGGTACAACAAAAAGGTTTTTTATACCTCAATCTAACAACTGTTTTACAGTAGATAGAACAACAATTATATACATTGTTTTTGCTTTAATTAAGATGAAAAGAATCAGGTTTCCAAGCGGATCTTGGTTTGAGCAGTACACGAGAGATTTACTCGCTATATTTACCGAAGATATAGTTAATACACATGGTATAACTGCAAGAAGATACAGCAGGTATAAAGATAGGCCAGATGATTTTGTTCACTCACTCGGATATGCTGTATTTATGGCTGCTCTTGGTATAGACGACTTACCAGCAATGGCTGGAATGCCGCCCAATATGTCAATTAATGCTCCGTACATCAAAGACATTGGAGAAGAGGTCGCATCATTCCATTAAGAACCCAGAGTGTTTTTTTAAGAACTTTCTCAATGGATGAAGCGCCCTTTTCCCAATATGTATAGTCAATATATCTACTTTTCTGTCCCTGTGGAATAATTTTACTCCCTTAGAACACTTCTTAACAATAAAACCATTCTTTTGGGATTCTTGTATCAATTCAAGTACTTTGTGTCTGTCACTCATATATTTTATGATTTAATACGCTACAGCTCTTTTTCTATTTTCTGTGGCTTGCGCATCCACGTCATCGGTTTTATGTTCTGGAACCAATCTTGTATGCTTGGTATCCTTCCAAGATCTTCAACGACGTGTTGCTCTGCTACCCACCTAGTTGGAATAGTTTTACCTGTAGATAATTTAATTGTTAATCCAAACTCTCTCTCACACTGATATATCCCCTCAGAATGATGTCTAAGCGCCCTATGTCTAAAATCGGCAAACATCTCCTTGCTGGCGTCAAACCAGTGATGTATTTTTATATAATCATCTACTACGCCGCCCCACTTCTTTACAGATGAAAGGCTGTGATGATATGGATGGCTCATTTTTAATACTCGTGTTCGTGTGTTTCAGTTGTCTCAATAATCTCATTATGAACTAATTTTATAGTTTTTTTACGAACATCTAAAGCAATCTCTCCATTTGACCCAGAGTTAATTTCCCATCCAGGGTGGTTAAATTCTAATATATCATAACAGAAATTTTCTATAGCTTCACTAATAGTTATATTATCCTCGATATTTTGCTGGCCTTGATCATTGTTGTATATTGAGCCATAAAATCCGCCTTCATATCTTAATAGCCCAGATATTTTTGGCCATGAATCAATTTTAGAGCTTTTAATTTCTTTTTCTTTTTCTGGGCTTGAGCCAGAGTAAAAAGATACGCTATCTATAGCTCCACTATCTCCATAACCACTATAATTTATATATACATTTGAGACTTTACAAAAACTAAGGAAATTAAAAATTTTTTGCTTATTTTTTTGCACTACAGACTCAAAAGTATTTCTAACTTCTTTCAAGCGATCTTCTATTTGCTGTTGGGCAATTGTAATGTTGTTGTTCATTTTTTTATTGGTACTGCTTTATTTGTTCTGCCATTTCGTCTAATAATTGTTCTTTTGTGTAGCCAATTAAATGCAATAATTCAAGATGTATTGCTTCTAGCCAGAAGGGGGCTAAAATAATTTCACTAAAGGTTTTGTCTAAATTATTTTCATATCCCCAATCTTTTATCCAAAAAAAATCAATTAAAGTATTTGACTCTTCGCACGAAACAATTGTTTTTTCAAAAGACGTTCTTATTCTACGAATTGCGTCTTCTGTATCTTCGGCTTTAGATTGAATAAAATTAATATTATTCGTATAAAGATCTCTTTTGTAGACACCAGCATTAAACTGTCCAGTGTCCAGGCACTCATTTACAACATATGTTAAATTATCTTGGCCGACCTGCATTACACCAGCAAGTCTTAGCGTATTAGAGTTAGAAAAATTAATTGCTGGCCAATAAAATGGTTGCCATATCATCATTCTATCTGAAAAACTAATGTCAATATTTCCATCTTTAATGTATCCGCCATATTTATTAAAAGATCTTTTATATATGGCGTCGGGTCTACCATAAAAAGACCCATATATTGTAGCATTTACGATTTCATTACTCTCCCCCTTATTTACTCTTTCCATTTTTGAATCTATAATAGATTTCTTTAGAAATACTTTTTCATTTATTTTGCTTTGATCTCCGGTATCCAAAAAGGTGTCTTCATTAACTGTTTTTTCTCCCAAATCAAAAATTATTGACCTAGGGCTACATATTCTATCCATGTTAGACCCTACACATAAATGACAAACTCTATCTAAGCCATTCATAATATGTAGCTTCATTATTTTTATTGCTCGATCATACAAATAATCTGAAATGTTTGTTTCGTCGCCAAAGTCATCAATCTGTGGAATAAACACTCTTGCAACGTTTATAGCCTTCTCTGATTCAGCGCCAGGTAGACCTCTTTCTTTTGCAATCTCATGTGCCGTATGTTTTATGCTGTTTTTCCCCAAATTTATTAAATTAAAGAAATTTTCAGAAACATGCAAAGATTTAAGGATTGATGAAGTTTTGATTACGGTAGATGAATCACCAACCCAGCCACAATTCTTGAGGCAAGCCGCATGGTGTTGGGTAACTGCAATTTCGGTGCTGCCGCACTTCGGACATTTTGGATAATTTAATTCATCTATTATACTTTTAAAAAATTTTTCGTCGTTTTCGTCGTCTTGCATAATTTATTTTTGTTTATTGCCTTGCTGATATCGTTTGGTTTTTTTATTGATATTGCTATTTTTCTGTCGTTCCCAACAGACACAGGATAATTTATAGGATAACCTGAATCTATCATTGCTCTTATTATCTGTTTTTTCTTAAAATTATACCCACACAATTCAAGATCAGAAAACACCTGAATGAGTATGATTGTGTTGTCCTGCACCTCTATAACTGAATTTAAAAATCTATTGTCGCTAGAGATACAATATATAAATGACTCTAAATCTTTTTGAGCGTTGTTTAGTTTTGCCCTCGCGGACCTAAGATTTACTATTTTTTCCCTTGTATCAAGAAGCCCCTCAACCTGCTTTAAATAATTTTTGTCTCCACATATTAGCAGAAAATTGAATATAAATAATAGCATAGGCTCTGTCGTACAAAGAATATATGGGTCAGATTTAGTCTCCATAACCTGAAAATTTTCAGTATATTTTATGTTTTCATCCATTAATGATATAGTGTATTTATGTTTCTTGAGGTCAGATGTTTTGTATATTTTAGATGAAAACTGAGGCATACTAATCTCATATAAACAATCTAATTCGGGCAGGCCTAAGACATCTGCCATTGCTGATATAATATTTTTATTTGAAACAATATGTGATCTAGTATTATTTATTGCATTGTATATAAAACTAAGACAACATATTAATACATCTGCACCAAATTGAGTCGAGCAGAAATTGTTTAATTGTTTTTTGCAAATCTCGTTATATTTATTTAGGTTATTTATATTTATTGGGTTTCGTACATCAAATGGTATATCTCCAACTATATTCTCAGATAGAATAACCCCAGATCTATCCAGTTTCCAGTTTCTTGAAGTCAGTGAATCTTTATATATTCCATAGATATCTTTTTTTAACACCTTAGATTTACCTGGGCTAAGTGAATAAATAATTTGTGGAGCAAAAGACATGACGCCCTTGGTGCTATTCCACATCGGACATGCAGCCTCATTAGATAAGCAAATTGACGTAAGCTTATCAAATAGTTTTATGTGGTTAAAAAAGTGTTTATGTTTTATAAAAAATTGTATGCTCTTATCTTCTATAAAAATTCTGCATTCATACTCAAGTTTTGATTCTGAATCTTTTAAAATATTATCAATATTTATCCAAAAGTTACTAACCGGCCTTAGTGTCCAGTCCTGCAGTATTTCGCAGTATTTATTATTATGTATTTTGAAGTTTTTATTTGCAGCCGATGTTTGGCTTGCGCCAGCCCCAATAGATATCAATTTTTCTGCAACGATAGATTTATCTATACAAAATTCTGTAGAGTATAGTTCTATCAATTCATTTCTGAAATAGTCAGAACCATTCTGTGCTTTTAGAGCGTTTTGGCAAAAATAGTTTATATCATTGTTTTTTGAATTTTTGACATCATATATAATGTCTTTTGTTATTGAGTTTGGCTTTATTCTAAGCATCTCCTCTTCTATGCCTCTAGATAATGAATACATATTGCTTTCATCACTAGACAATCTATATACATTCACAGCAGAGTTTTTATTATACAAACATGCAAACTTATGTGACTTTTCATTCGCCCCCAGAACTACATCTATGCTTGGCGGGGTTGTTGAGAAAAAATTCGCTTCTGAGTCAGACGACAATAAAACACATATTGGATAATAAAATTCGCCAACTGAATCTACTGAAGACTTGGATAATATAGAGGCTAATGTAGTAGAGTCTGTTAATATTAATTTATTCTTCCATGTAACGAAATCAACCCATCTTTCCGAGAGGATAGAGATGTTACCAGATAATATAGGTATTTTTATTTCTCCAACGTATGAACCAAGAAGTGTATAAATTAAACATTTGCTTGGTATCCCATTTTCATCTCTTATCATTAAAAGGCTGTAGTCTGACTTGTAGTTTAGTTTTGTAGCGTTCTTTCTGAAAAACAAAAAATTTAAAGAGTCACCACGTACCTGAGACCAGTCGCCATAGCTTTTTACTCTTCTATCATCTAACTCAACCCTTTCTTTATATTTATGTCTACCGGTCTCAAATAAACTTAAAAATTTTAAGTATTTGTTTGCTCTTATGTTTAACTCTTTTGAGTTTTTTGGCGTGAAACCACACGAATTAAGTATGTCTATTATTTTTTCTTCACTAAAATTTAATACTTTTTTCATGTAAGAAACTGCACAATAACTATTACCACACAAAAAACACCTAAAAATGGGCTCACTACCCGTGATTAAAATTTCTAGACTTTCTTTGCTATTTATTTTATTGTGGCAAGAACACTCTACAACTGGTAAGATATTACCCGAACGAAGAATATTGCAACTATGCAGCAACTTAGTTAAATTAATAGACGACATATGAAAGATTTTTATTACGATTACGGTTACAACTTTATCAAACTTTATAAAGATAAAGAAGTACCAAACTTCATTAAAGAAGCAAGCTCTTTAGAGCACGATGAATTAAATTCTTTACCTGACTCTGCTTTTGCCTCGGAGTCTACAAGAACATTGCCTATTTCAGACCCAGCAAATGTATTTATGAGTGCAGTCTATTATTATGGGGCTAATCCGCCAAATGAAGCGGTCGAAAGCAGAATAATAAAAGCTGCTAAATTTTTTGATATACTTGAGGATGTTGAATCCATCAAAAGCGATCTATCTAGCAATAAAAAATCTGCAAACTTTGATGGTACATGGGAGATTTTTGTAAAAACATCAAACGGGACCGTATCCAAGTTTAGCGGAACTAAAAATAGCATAGAAAAATTCGCCAATGAATTTATAGAAAAAATTGAGAGCAAGTGCGACTTTAATGGTAAAGTCTCCGCTGCAGAAAAAATTGCTAGCACATTAGAGAAATACAATATTTTAGTCCCAGAAAGAATTGCGCAGCTATCTGCTAGAAATATCTCAAATACAGAAAAATTAGCAGAACAAATAAAAGCTAGAGCAATAAGAATATCTGATGACTCAAAAAAGGCTGAATTATGTAAATTGGCTGACGCACTTCAAGAGTCTTCAGATAAAAATATTGATGGAATGAAAAAAATAGCTGAGGTATTAGAAAAGGTAGATTCTCAGAATAATCTTAAAAAATATTACAATAAATTTTTCCTAGATCCATTTGCCAGCGTTTTTAATACTAGTGTAGATGAAGCAAAAAAAATGGCAAAAATAATTGAAATCGGAAACAGCTCTTACGATTCATATGATATTCAAAAAATAGATATTGATATACTTAAAAAATCTTTATCTAAAGAGGCGCAAGAAATAATAGGCTTAAATACTGAATCTCCAGATTTATCTAAACTAAATGAAATAAGCGAAGCGGATAAAGTAATTCTTGCGTCTTATCTATAATGTTAATCCATAAAACTAAAGACCAGGAAGTTTGTGGAAGAATTATGGCCACTCCTGGTACTATGGCTACCGTTTCTCATGCAATTGCGCTTCACTTTCTTGGAGAAGAAATTTATTCATGGGAGCCAGAAACACTTTCAATTGAACTAGCTGATACATTAGATGTTCAAATAGATGACGATAATTTAGATCGACTAAATGCAATTATATCTGCTGTTACTAGCAATAGCTTTTATAAAGATTGGGCTGCATTCACTACAATAAGTTCCGTATTGAACGGAGAAAACGAACCAGACGAGATAGCAGAGATGACTGTTGCGGAATTTGCGTGGGCCGTTGTAGAAGTCAACATAAATGATGGAGATGACGAGCCACAAATATTCTCTCCAGATATTTGTTCTTTGGTGGGGGTAGTGTTAGATCAAGAGGGATTTAGTTATGCCCCTGAATTATTGTCTTTCGCAAAAATGCCCGAAAAATACTTGGGCAGTACATATGGGCCTGAAATGAATCAGGAAAAAAGCAAAACAAATTATCAGGCTGGACTACTCGAAGAATACTTAAAGGATCAGGCTCTATTATTATACAAACAAATATCAATGTTGCCATGGCTATCTGAAGAAGATCTAGAAGGAATACTTGAAAATTTTTCAAGTCAAATTAGCCCAGTATCTAAGAAAAATAATAACGATGTTTTATATGGGGTGTAACCCTGTCTAATCAAGGTCGAAAATAATTAGCTAATAAAAGCTAACTATAAGCGACCTTGATTAAACAAGGTTATATTTTACTTTTTTAAGTAGATAGCACGAAA